CTTGATGCATACAAGCATTCAAGATTTACGTTGCCTGAAACACAAACAATTGCAAAACAGGCAAACGCAGAAGGAGGTAATGAAATGTCAGATAATACAGAAAACGTAGTTGTCGAAGATGTTGCAGTAGAGGCACCAGCCGAAGCAGTAGCAGAAGAAGCAGCCGTTGAAGATACAGCAGTAGTTGCAGATGATGCAGCTCCAGCTGAAGCTCCTGCAGAAGCAGTAGCAGAAGACGTTCCTGCCGAGACTCTGGAAAAAGCAGCCGAAGTATCAGAAGATAAGGTTGATGAACCTGATTTTGCGAAGATGTTAGGCGATCTAAAAGGCTTTTTCTCAGAAACTCTAAACAAGGCATCTGAAGCAAATGCAGCACAAGTAACAACAATCCAAACGACTGTTGAAGCTTTCAGCAAGAGCGTAGATGCTAGAATTTCAGAGTTGGCAGAACAACACACAGCACTTTCAAGCGCTGTAAATAACATCAAGAGCACGATTGATGGTGTACAAAAGCGTGTCGACGCAGTAGAATCAGAGACTGCATTTAAGAAGTCTTCAGATCTTGGCCGATCAGAAGAAGCAACAACAATCAAAAAATCTAAATGGAACGGTTCTTTCCTCGGTTCCGTAAACGAAATATTCAACTAAGGTAGGTATAAAAATGAGCAATGAAACATTAGAAAAGGCCGTAGCAGCTGGTACTCAGGTATCAACAGGATTCGGTTCAGCAACTGGTGGAACAGGAGTACACGTAGCGTCTGAAAATGGCAACGGTGGACTACTCAACCCAGAGCAGTCTGCTCGCTTCCTTGATTATATGTTCGACGCAACCGTTATCGGTAAGGTCGCACGTACAGTTCGTATGAAGTCAGACACAGCCGAGATTGACCGTATGTCCGTTGGTGAGAAGCTTATGAAGCTTGCAACCGAGGCAGACAACACTGGTGTAAATGCACCAGTAACTTTCTCAAAAATCTCTTTAACAACAAAGAAACTCCGCATGGACTGGGAGCTTTCAACAGAGTCTCTAGAAGATAACATCGAAGGTGCAGATCTAGAAGATCACATTGCACGTTTGATGGCAACACAAGCAGGAAATGACATCGAAGATGTTATTCTTAACGGTGACACACTTCTAACAGCAGACGGTCTTTACAAGTCATTCGATGGCGTTGTAAAGAAGGCAAAGGCATCAGGCCGTGTCGTAGACGCAGCAGGAGCCGCAGTATCACGTGAAGTATTCAACAAGGCACTTAAGGCTATGCCACGTAAGTACAAGCAACGTCGTGGAGACCTTCGCTTCCTTGCTGGATCAAACTTGATTCAGGATTTCCTATATGCTAACAGCATTGGAACAAACCAAACAATTCCACAAGATATCGCTTCAAGCGTTATCCGTGGTGGAGTTGCACCACTAGGTGGACCAGCAGGATACGTGGCACCATTCGCATTCGGTATTCCGATTGTTGAAGTTCCACTTCTTAATGAAACACAGACTGGTACATACGCAACACCAACAGGTTCACACGGAGATATCCACTTGACATTCCCAAATAACGTAGTTATTGGTATCAAGCGTGACGTAACCGTTTACCGCTTCTTCCAGCCACGTAAGGACACAATCGAGTACACAATGTATACTCGTGTTGGAGTTCAAATCGAGCAGGCAGACGCTTGGGTAGTTGTAAAGAACGTTAAGGTTGCTTCTTAATTAATTTAAGATAAAACCCTCGAAAGGCCCCTAATTAATTTTAGGGGCTTTTCATTTTAATTTATCAATGCTATAATTGAAGAACCTAACAAAGGAGATAATATGTCATTTGAGACATTGAAGGTCGCAGAACTCAGAAAAATTGCAGAGGACTTTGCAGTTGATACTGATGGTATTAAGAGTAAGGCAGATATCGTTGCCGCCCTTGCAGAAGAGGGAGTTACATGGTCTGTCTATCAAAAAACTATTAAAGATATCGAAGACGCAACAGATGAATTTAACGAAGACGCAGAAGAGATTCTTCCTAGATTTAGCCTAGATGCTCAGCCAGAAGATACGGTTCTAGTTCGAATGACTAGAGAAAACTTCAGATACGATATCATTGGATTTACATTTACAAAAGAGCACCCTTTTATTGCAATGACAGAAGAAAATGCTCAAGAAATTTTTGATAAGGAGGAGGGCTTTAGATTAGCAACTCCAAAGGAAGTTCAGGAGTATTACAACTAATCTAAGCTTATAAAATGGCAGAGATATATGTAAACAGCAATTCACCGATCAGAACAAAGATCTACTGGGAGGGTGAATTAGCATCCCCTACGGGTAACGTAACGGCAAAGGTTTATGACATTACTCAAAACCCTGCTAACGTTATATCTTCTACCAATTTATTACTTACTCTAACAGGAACAGCCGTTGAAACAGATGTCGGCACATATCAAGTTGTGCTACCGTTTTCCTATTCTGCATATCCCAGAAAGCTAAAGCTCGTCTGGGAATACGCAGTAGCTGGATCAACAGTGGGAACTCATACAACTTATGTGAATGTTGTAACCCCATACGTTTCTATCAATGAGCAAATAGATGAATTAAACTTTGGGTCGGATCCAAGTGATCCTAACTACAAGACATACTCAGACCTCCAGATGGCTGAGAGATATGCAAGAAAATTAATTGAAGAATACACTCAGCAAGAATTCTACCTGTATCCAGACACAAAGATTATATACGGAGACGAATCAGATACTCTACCCCTATCATCTAAAATAAATCGGATATACCAGATTTATTCTAACGATATACTTCTTGTAGATAACCTTGCTACACCAAAGGTAAACAACTGGCTATATGACCCAATTGTTTCAGAAACAGGTTTTGGAATAAGAGTTAATAGAGTAAACCTATTAGACAATTCAGTATATGTTGCAAATGGTTTAGTTCCTCCAACAATTAATGATACATATAATGGAGTCTTTTCTAAGAACGTTAAGTATAAGATCGTTGGCGAATTTGGATGGGATTTAGTTCCCGCTCAAGTGCAGATGGCAACAGTTGAACTAATGAAAGACTATTTCTCAAAGGACAAAGTCTGGAGAAATAAGTACATTAAATCCATTAAGACATTTGACTGGAGTTTTGAATATAACAGCTCAGCATCAAAAGGAACTGGCAATCTATATGCAGATCAATTGCTTGCTCCACATGTTATATCTCAAATGGTCCTTATCTAATGTATGATCTTGTCGACTCCGTTCTTCCAATGCTTATTGATGTATATAGGCAATTTGAAACACAGGACCCAGCGACGGGATCTTTAAAGAAAGACTGGCAATTTAATAGAACAGTTGCATGCAGCGCAAAAGGAACTATTAGTAATTCTACAGCCAGCAGATCTGGAGACAAGCAGACCTTTTCAAACAAATATGTTAATGAGCAGATGATTCAAATAAGAACTACATCCAAATTAGTATTTAACGAAAAGGTTACAAACATTAGAAATTTAGACGGAACTGTTATTTGGGAAGAGATTAACTTTCCAAGCAACACGCCAACAGTATTTGAAGTAATGGGAGTTACTCCAATTACAGAGCCGATGGGCGGAATTATTGGTTACAATACAACCGTTAAAAGATCGGAGAATCAGGTAATTGGACAGTAGCGTAGCATTATTACAAACAGCCAGCGGTCTTGAAAGATTGATGGCAGGATCAGTTCCAGGAGTAATAAAAGATAGCACCGTGGCTCAAGTATCTGCATTTTTGTATTATGAAGCAGCTGTTATTGCCAAGCTAACAACAAATGCTGAATTTAAAAATTTATTTAAAACAACCATATTTAATCAAATAGAAAAAGATTTTGGTCAGTACGTTGATGCCCAAGCAAGAGTAAAGCCTAAAAGCCTTCACCATGTATACGAGTGGAATAAAACTGGCAACCCAACAGCAAGGCTTTTCAACCTATATCTAATAGATTCTGAAGGCCTTTCATTTAGAGTAGGCCGTGATTTTAAACTATCTAAATCAACAGTACCGTCTAAAAATAAAAAACAAAAGAATAGATATGTATTTGCTAATAAAGCTTCCGTAATGGAAGAAGGAATGCCCATAGTAATTCGACCAAGATCCGCAGAACGCCTAGTATTTGAATTAGATGGTGCAACAGTCTTTATGCCCAAAGGCACCTCAGTTACAGTCAAGAGGCCAGGAGGCAAGGCTGCAACAAATCAATTTGCACTCACATACGGAAGATTCTTTGGAGGTCAACCAGTAAACTCCTCAATAAAGTCTTCAGGGTTTCAAAGAATATTTAATGCTAAGATTGCAAGAGCATTGAGTGTACCAACTAATATTAAAAAGGTGCAGTATAGCTTCAGTGCTGGTAAAATAAGAGTGCAGGCAGATGCAGCATTAAGCTCATCATTTGGAGGGTCACTATGACAGTAGATTATAAAATAGACGCAATGTTTGAGCTTCGCAAGTTCTTGTGGACCCAATTAAAACTTACTGGACTATTTGATCCAGACGACTACTACTCAGATAATCTAGGATCTGAGATAGTACCTATTATTCCAGTTCAGCAATTACCAGAAATGGATCAATTCCTAAACGGTAAAAAGCATATCGTATATGACAAGATCGGAATGTCCTATGAAGAGAACTGGCTGATATGCTGCGAAAAGGTTTTGTTTACCATATACTCAACAGATATAACAGAGATATATGAGATAAGAAACCTAATGACTGACCTGTTTAGAAGAATGGACGAATCTGCAAAAGATGTCAATTCTTTAAAGACCACCAACAAATTAATTTTCCACAGCATTCATATTACAGAAACTTCTCCAATTGACCCATCCCTTGAACTTCAGGGCTTTTTGTCATCAGACGTAATACTAGAGGTCAAGTACTCCAGAGTCACCGACGGACTAGGTAGATTTGCCTAGTTGCTTTTAAAGGGTTAATCCAGTAAAATTGGACATAAGAGGAAATGAGCCTAGCCAGCTTGATTTAAAGTAAGTCAATATATATATATTTATTTAACAGGAGGTTTTACAACATGGCACAAAATATTGGTAATGCTAGAAATATTCTTGTCGGTGCGTCTCCACTGTTTCTTTCAGTAACAGACATCACCAGCCCAGATTATGTAGTTTCTGCACCAGCAGGAACACTAAACGCATTTGCAGCAAACAAGAATAAGACAGTCCCAGCATTTAAAACAGGAGAGTCTTACACAGATTCTTTGAACAAGGTTGATGTTACAACAGCAGCAACTGGTGCGGTATCACCAGCCCTTGACACAAAGGGTGCATTTTACCGTAACGTAGGTTACACAAATAACGGTCTTCAGGTTACATACAACCCATCATACGGTTCAGTAACAGTAGATCAGCTTCTTGATACAGCAAAGCTTTTCAAGGAGTCAATGGAAGTTATGATCGCAACAGAAATGGCAGAAGGTACTCTTGAGAACGTTCTTGCCGTATTTGGTCAGAAGTCAGATACACTTACAGATTCTGGTAAGAAGCTAGGTATCGCAGGTGGAGCTCTTGGTGAAGCACCAACAGAGCGTCAGCTAATTGCAGTTGGTCAAGCACCAACTTCAACAACAGATACTGCAACTGAGCGTGTATATTATGCACGTCGTGTTCTTTCTGTACAACAGTCACAGTTCTCTTTGGCTCGTAACGCAGCATCAACATTCCCAGTAACATTCCGTTTGCTACCATCAGGTGATTCATCACACGTAGGTCAGGAATATGGTTTCATCGTAGACCGTGTTCTATCAGTGTAATTAATTTAATTAATTAATAGAGCCCCCCAAGAAATTGGGGGGTTTTCTATTGCTCTTGTATTTTGAATATGATACAATAATTAAGACGATCCTAGGAGGATTAAATGGCAACAACAGTATACGATGTTGAAGAAATTCAACTACAAAATGGCGCAACAGTTAAGCTCAAGCCTTTAACAATTAAAGAGCTACGTGAGTTTATGAAGGTCATTCAAAGAACACAAGAAGTAACATCAGAAGATGAAACACTAACAATCCTTATTGAGGCCTGTGGAGTAGCACTAAAAAAGCAGCTTCCAGATCTTGTAGCAGACAAAGACGCATTTGAAGACACACTTGACGTTCCAACCATCAATCGCATTCTAGAAGTATGCGGAGGGATTAAGATGGACGACCCAAACCTACTAGCGGCAGCGGTTCTGGCTGGTCAGAACTAGATCTAGCCGCTTTAGAGGGGGAAGTATTTCTTCTAGGTAATTGGAAAAATTACGAAGAACTAGAAGATAATCTTTCAATGCCAGAGATGGTCCAGACTTTTAAGTCAATGCAAAAAACGGAATCAGAAAAAAGGAAATTCCTAGCTTCGATTCAAGGTGTTGATTTAGATGAAAGCAGTAATAATGAGGAGGGATCATCCTTCGAAGATGTCAGAAGAAGAGCACTTGGTATAACCACATCAGCAGATGATGTTGTTTCATTACAAGGTGGTCTTGCAGCAGAAGCTGGCTTTGGCATTAACGCAGGATTAGGATACCGAATAGAGTAACATATACATATGGCAGATAATTTAATCACCACCAATATTACCGCCAACGCAGACTTCACGAGTTTAAGAACTCAGCTTGCTGCGGTTACTGCCCAACTCGTAAAATTACAAGAAACAACGGCGGGAACTAACGCCAAACTAGCAAATCAAATTGCTGTAATGAATAAGTCCTTCGCAGAAACTATGCGATCAACGGGACAGTTTTCATCACACTTTGTATCGCTTACATCAGACGTAGAAAAATTTGGTAGGAACCTAGATAGAGGAAGACTTAAACTAGGGGAATACTACAACGCCTGGAGTGGGCATACAAAGAAAACAAGCAGCCTGATTAGAGACCTGGCCAAGCAGCAGGTAATGCTAGAGAATGCAATCATTCAGCCTATCGGCAAAAACGCACAAGGCCTAATGCAATACAATGTTATGGTTGCAAAGGGCCTTGATGAAATAAAGAACAAGACGGCAATTGCAAGACAAGAGCTATCTATCATGAATAAGGTAATGCTCGATGGATCTAATCAGCTTATCAATTGGGGTAAGAACACCCAGTGGGCTGGCCGTCAGTTAACAGTAGGACTAACAGTTCCTCTTGCAGCATTTGGAATGGCTGCACAAAAAGCATTTAGAGAAGCAGATCAAGAGCTTGTAAGACTTACAAAGGTTTACGGCGGACTAAGTGCAACATCATCTTCAGAGCTAGCAAAAGTAAGAAAAGATGTTTCCGAAACAGCAAGAGAAATTGCTGGAGCATACGGAATTGCATACAAAGAAACTATTGCATTAGCAGCTGACCTTGCTGCAACAGGACAAGAAGGCGGAAACCTTCTAGAAGCTACAAGACAGACAAGCAGACTTTCAATCCTTGGTGAAGTAGACAGACAAGAAGCAATGAAGGCAACTCTTGCTATTCAAAATGCATTTAAATCAAGTACAGATGAATTAACTCAATCTATTGACTTTCTTAACGCTGTTGAAAACCAGACATCCACTTCTCTACAAGATTTAGTTGAAGCAATCCCTAAAGCAGGCCCTGTTGTAAAGTCTTTAGGTGGAGATGTAAAAGATTTAGCATTGTATTTAACTGCAATGAAAGAAGGCGGAGTAAACGCATCAGAAGGTGCTAACGCAATTAAGTCAGCAATGGCATCTCTTATCAACCCAACAAAGGTTGCAAAGGAAATGTTTTTTGGCTTTGGTATAGATATAGATAAGATTGTAACATCTAATGCGGGAAATTTAACTGAAACAATTACAGACCTTCAAGCAGCTTTAGACAGACTAGATCCACTAAGCAAGTCAAGAGCAATTGAACAGTTGTTTGGTAAGTTCCAGTATGCAAGAATGTCAGCCCTATTTGAAAACCTAGGTAAAGAAGGATCTCAAACTCTTCAGGTAATGGATTTAATGAAAGCAAGCGCTACAGATCTTGCAAATATCTCTGCTCGAGAATTAACTATGATGACAGAGTCCGCTTCAGGACAATTTAAAAGAGCATGGGCTTCAGTCCAAGCAGACCTTGCTTCAGTAGGAGAACAATTTTTAAGAATTAGCACAAAGGTTTTAAATGTAGTAGATGGGATCATTAAGTTTTTCCAAGGACTTCCAGGTCCAGTTAAAACATTCCTTAACGCTCTTGGTGGACTAACAGCATTTGCTGGACCACTAATTATGTTAACTGGTGTTATGGCCAACTTTATTGGTTATGTTACAAAGGGAATATTCTCTTTAAGACAAATGGCTACAGGAGGACATGGGTTTAAGCTCCTTACTCCAGAAATATTAGCGGCAGATGCAGCAGCAAAAGGTCTTGCTACATCATTCTATTCAGATACAGAAGCAACAGTTGTATTAACAAATGCAGTAAATACTCTTGCAGCATCATTTGATAATCTTCAGGTAGCAGCATCTACAGCGCAAGTTGCAGTGCAACCAAGCATCTCAACAGTTGCAGGCGGAGTAATTGCAGCGGGAACTCCAGGCGGAACGCCAAGATATGTTGATAAAAATAATCCATTAATTGGAGATTCATACTCAAGAGATATGTCTCACATGATTCCTGCTCAAACACAACAGGCGGGGACAATATTTGGAACAGTTCCAGGAGCAGGACCAGTAAACGTTAGAATTGGTAAAAACCCTCAAGCATATATGAACGCAGATCTTCCAAAGATTCCAGGTGTTACATCTGTAAATGGAATATCAACAGGTGTTGTTGCACAAGAAGCAGCAAAGTGGCATGCAATGACAGCGGCAATTGCAATGCAATCAGAAGCAGAACTTAAAGTATTAAAGGCAGAGGTAAATGCTACAGGAACAATTACATCAAGTCTATCTAATTCTTATCAAGCCTTGCTTCCAGAATTTTCAGAAATTACAAGCATGGCTGCACAAGAAACTGCTTTAATCGTTAAGCAGCTACAGCAAAGCAAAATAACAGCAGACGAAGCAAGAATAAAAGTAATTCAATTAAATGCAACAGTTGAAGCAATGCTTGCTGAGACAGCTCAAAAGATTGCAGCTGGACAAGGAAGATCTGTAAACTTAACAACAGTTCCATTAACATCTCAACCTGTAGTAGACCCAGTAACTGGTAAATCAAATATGAAAGAAATGTTTCATAAGGGTTCTACAAAAACATTAGTAGATAAAATTGCTAGAGCGCTAGGCGGAGTTAGAACTTCAGGTGCAGGATATAACATTGAAACAACAAAGCCTAAGTTTAATAAAGGCGGAATAGTTCCAGGAACTGGTAACACAGACACCTATCATACAATGGCCGAGCCCGAATCATTTGTAATTAATAAAGCTGCAACACAAAGAAACATGCCTACAATTAGCAAACTTATTGGTGGCACTCCAACATTTAGAAACACTGGAGGAATGGTTCCAGTAGTTTTAACTCCTGGAGAAGCAGTAATTCCAGCAAAAATTGCTAAGCGTAATCCAGAACTAATGTTGCAATTAAATGGTGGCCCAGGTAATACAACTGGTATGGGAAGACATCAAGGCGGAGGAGTTCACCCACACCCTCATGCAGGAAAGCCTATGACAGATGCTCAATACAGAAGAGCTCTTAAAATGTATTATGAATTTATTAACGATCCAAACTATGAAGCCAATGTTCGTGCAAGATTTATTGCACTAGATGCTTCAGAGTATTTGGGAGTTGCCCCACAGATAGGAACTAAAAAAGCTATTGAAATAGCTACTGCTAATTTTGATGCTGCTAAGGACCTTAATGGATCTCCCGAAGACTGGATTAAAACTAGAACAGCACAGCTTGCTGCTTTTGACGAAAAATATTCTATGGGAGACAAAAGATTAGTAAAAGAAGGAAGAAGCGCAACGGCTTCTGGTTTAACTAGCGATAACTTTTTAAATAGAAATATGAACAGGGTTTTAAGATCAATGAGCAGAAACCCATTATTTGCAGAAGCTCATGAAGATTTAAAGTCAATACCTAGAGCAACTGGTAAAATACAAGGCGGCGGAGGAAGATTAGTTGAAACTGCTAGAGGCCACGCATTTAGAAGATCTTTAATAGCACAACTAGGTGGAGTTGGCTCAAGAGGATTTGCAGGATTTGCTGCTATTATGCCTGCAGCATTTAATACAATTGCTGCACAACTTCAGGGCAAAAATTTTCAACCAGATGTAATTCATTTAAAGAGGGCAAGTGCAATTGCTGACTTTGAAGAAATGGTAAGAAAATCTGGAGTCCCTGGAAGCGTAGACGATGTAATACAAGCATTACAGTATGATACAAGATTTGTAGCTGCATCAGACAAGAAACCACGAGTTGCTCCTCCATCACCAAAACAAAAAACTGCACTCAACATGTTTTTGCAAGCAATCTCTGCAGGAAAAGCTTGGATTCCAATTCGTGGAAAACTTGCTCTTGCAGGAGCGGTTAAATTAAATAAGGGTGGACAAGTACCAGGAAAGTTTGCACAAAGATTGTTTGGCGGCGGTAAAGCGTTGTTCTTAGGAATGCCAAGATCTATTAAGCAGGTTGAAGCCCAGAGAGCCGCAAAGGTTGCTATGGAAAAAGCAAGTCAAGCAGTTAAAGACTCTAGATTTAGCAAGACCCCAGTAACTGATTATGACGCTATGCTAGAGCCAACATCAGGAAGAAGTTTCCCAGTATCTGGAATTGGTGGAGTTTATAGCAAGAACGGGGAAAAGGTTTTTGTTAAGCCAGTACTAGATGAAAAAGCAGCGCTTGCTGAGATAAGAGCAACTGAAATTGCTCGTGATGTTCACGGACTACAAACACCTAATCAAAGAGTTGTTGTAATGAGAGACCCAACTGACAGAAGAGGATCTAGAACACTACTAGCTTTAGAGTCTAAGTACAATCCTGCTATAGCAAATCAAGATGGTAAATTTACAGAAGATCAATACTTTAGACAGTTAGTTGCATCATCATTACGTGGCGACAAAGATTTAGGCAGGGGTAACCTTTCTGGGAACATACTTGCCGATGTAGGTCCAGCTGGGGTATTTTCAACAGCCTCTGGACCAAGAGATTATTCTGCAACAATGCCTTCATTTAAACAACAAGCAATGATCAACTTGCTTGGAGTAAAAGGAAGCAGTACAAAGAAATTCTTTGCTGAAGCAACTTCAGATATTCCAAGAGGTATGACACCTGATCAATACAATGATCGCATGCTGCAAGAAATTGAATCTGCTCTCCCAAAGCTAAAACAAACAATAGGTAGATTTGATTTAAACACAGAAGAAAAAGTTATTTACAATGCAATGATCACAAGACTATCTGATGCAAGAAGACAAACTTACAGAGATTTGCATGGAGTTCATTCATCAGTAACAATGTCTCCAGAAAAAACAATGACTCCAGCAGCAATTGCCAAAATGCTTGCAGCAGATGAATTGAAGCGCAGACAAAAGGGTCACTCTGTAAGCCTATCTGATAATGCATTTAAGACACCAGAAAATGGATTCAATATTGGCGGATTAATTGGAAACGTTCTTAAGGGTAAAGCAATGCATAGAATTGGTGCAGGATTTGGCCCAACTGGAGCACCTAAGCCAAGTATGTATGAGTCAGCTCCATGGGGCGTGAACTCTCTATCTATTGAAATGGCCGACAAGCTATTTGCAAACACAGGTTTAAGAAAGCATACTCAAAAATTATTCTATGACAAGTTTGCGGCAGCACTAGCAAAAGAAAAACCTTACGGATATGTAAAGATGCCAGATGGTAAATTAAAGAACGGACTCGAGCCAGACGTGCTAGACTCTGTAATAAGATCAGCCGCTTCAGATCTTGTTGGAGACAGAAACATAATTAAACAACTTTCTCCAATTGATAAAGATATTTTGCGAAACAAATATTTAAATTGGGATTCTAAAAAAGATACTCCGCTTACAGAATCTTTAAAGAAAATTATATTTGGTTTAGAAAAAAGAGAAATGGGCGGACCAGTTAACGCAGGTCAACCATACGTTGTGGGAGAAAAAGGACCAGAGCTATTTGTACCTAGAAATTCAGGAGGCATTGTTCCAAACGGATACATGAAGGGCGGAAACATTGCAATGCTTGGAGCCTCACTAGCACCAATGCTAATTGCGAGCAAGATTACTAATCCTTTACTTCAAACAATAATGCAGACGCTTTCATTTATCATACCTCAAATGATGATGACGGCAATGATGCAGACAAAAGCTGAAGGCGCACAAGGAAGAGTCGGTGGACTTATGTCTAAGATTCCAGCTTCTGCAAAAACTCCTATATTCTCTACAGCAAGAGGGACAAAAGTTGCTGGTGAAATGTTGGAAGATGGAACATACGCCAAGGGCGGAAGAATGCTCAATAGATACGGCGCAGCTCTTCAGAATTCTGCCAAGAGCGGGAGCGCAGTAACAAGAACCCTGGGAAGAATTGGAATGGGTCTTACAAGATTAAATGTAGGACTTGCTGTAGCAACAGGAGCTTTTATTCTTATCAATAAAAGAATAAGGGATCACAACGAACATTTAAGAGTTGGGGTAACACAATACGGACTAACAGAAGAAGCTGCCAAAAAGGCGGGACTTAAGTTTACTGATTACAACTCAAAGCTTGCAGATACTGTTAAAAACATAGAAGCAATACGAGAAAGAAATCAGTTCCTTTATGAAAGCATGCAAGATGCTGGACTTCCTATATCCATGACAATTGAAGAGTATAAGAAGCTTAAGAAGGAAGTTAAGGAAGTATATACTGATCAAATTAAATTAATTAATCAGTCTAAAGAAAGTGAACTTCCACAAGTAGCAATAGACATTAAGACTGCTCTAATGGCTGCTGGGTTATCAGCAGATGAAGCAAGCAAGAAGATATTTACAATGTTTAAGCTTTCTGAAAAGGGAGAAAAGGCTGGTGCATTTACTGTAGGTAATCGTGCATTTAGAAATATTAAAACAGGACAAGATGCAGCCGAGGCTGCAATAAACACTTATACTACTGCCTCAGATGGTAAAGAGAAAGCACAGGCAGTAAATACAGGTCTAACTGCTATCGATGCAGGAATCATTGATATGATTGAGCAAAGTAAAAAAGCTGCTAGAGAAGA